GGTCAGCGCGGAGTTGTCGGAGCTTTTTAGTAGGCCAGTGTATGTCGATGCGACGCTACTGCCTGTGAGTGGAGTTCCCATATCAGTTCTTCGGTAGTGCGTACCAACCAGCCGGCAGGACCACGGTGGACGGCCCCACCAGCTTCTTGTCCTTGTCGAAAGCGTAGACGCGAGCCTTAACAGGTGCGGCTAGCATCACCGGATCACCGGAAGGGACCAGGACCACCTTGGTCATCTGGCAGCCGAGGCAGTCCAGCAATGCGATCAGCCAGATCGTTCTTGAGATCCTCGGGTGCTTTTCCATGTTCGATCTTGGTGGGTGGTGTTTCCCTGAGCCAATCCAGAAGGGCCTTCAGGATCTGGTAGACCCAGTTCACTCGGGCTTCTTCTCGGCGTCCTTGGCCCAGATCAGGCCGATGCCGGCGGTCACCGCGGCGATGGTCGTGGTGATGTCCAGATGGGTAGTCGGGTCACCGTCGAACAGGGCCTTCATAGCCCCACCGATGGCAACGAGGATTGCACCGATGCCGGCGAGAGTGGTCTTGGTGTTCTTCATTTTCTAAAGAGTTTGTAAGCCCCGTACACGGCGCACAGTAAGCCAATCACGGCGGTGATGAGTCGAACGATGTCGGTGAGCCAGGGGATAAACGAAACAGCGGTGGCCGCTGCCGCTCCTCCCATGGAGGCGATCATCTGATTTGTGTCACCGCCGTGATTGGATGTGTCCATTTACTCGGGCTTGTGTTGGGCGGCTGCGATGATGATGTCGGCAATGGGAACGCCGACTTTGGCGTTCTGGTATCCACCGGCTTTGATTGCGATGTCGATGAGTTGGAGGAGGCTATTGGCCTGCTCCTGCGTAAGTTCGATCTTGATCATACGGTCGGAGCATCGGCAACAACCTCAGGCTCGGCAACAACAACAACCGGCTCTTCGGCAACAACCGGAGCCTCGTCGGCAACCAAAACCGGCTCGGGAGCGGGAGGCACCCACGGCAGCGGCAGACTGACAACCGGCGGGTTGATCTGGTTCTGGATCTGCGCGGTGACGTTCGCTTCGATGGCCGACTTGTCCACGCCGTTGGCGTAGCACCAACCGAGAACCTGTTCCTGCGTGAGGTCAGGATACGGAGTGAAGCTACCAGTCGGAGGAGCGAAGCTGCACGAGCCGTAGCAGGTGCCGCTGTAGCTCTTCTCGGTGTCTCCGCTGCCGGTGGTTTCGGTGCCGTTGCATCGCCAGTCGGCGGTGATGACGACATCGGTGAGTGAGCCTTCGACGGGTTTGGTCAGAAGGCGTTCGATGATCCAAGAGATAATCATAAATTAGCGGGTTTCGAGGGTTTGAACGCGAGCGGTTAGCTCTTTGATAGCAGCAACCAGCAGCGGGATGACTTCAGAGTACCGAACACCAAACGCATCAGCGTTGGTCGTGTCTACCGCTTCAGGAAGCACCGATTGAACGTCTTGAGCAATCAGGAACGAGCGGCGGGTTCCTTCGGAATCAGTCTTGTACTTTCCGATGACAGAACGGAGAGAACCAACTTTTGCCACGGCATTTCCAATTGGCTCGATAATATCCTTCAATCGTTCATCAGAAACAGCAGACCACGAAGTCGCTCCAGATGTGCTTGAATCAACAGCTTGCCGCCAATACTCACCAGCAGTAGCACTTGAGTTTCTGATTTGAATCTGTTGAGTGTTAGCTCCAACAATATTCAGAGAGCCGGAAGCTGAACCAGCAATCAAACTCGTCGTCCCTACGAGCAAATTACCACTCGCATCCAGCGTCATCGCTTGCGTGTAGGTGATTACATTGCCAGCGGTGCCGGAGGGGGCGACAAACCACGAATGAACCGACGAAGCGCGATAGAGTGAAGCGGTGTCAGTTTGCAGGTATTTGTAAGCACCCGCCCCGCTGTTGTATGAATTGAAAGAAAGCTCAATGTTTCCTGAAGAGCTTTGCGCAAGCGCACCATAAGCTCCAAACTGAAGAGCTTTTGCTCCAGCCACCCACGCACTCGGCGTAACCCCCACGCCCACGTTTCCGGAGGAGTCGATCCGCATCCTCTCGCTACCATTAGCATCAAACCTCATGTAGTTTGACGCATGATCGTAGATGATGCCACCTACAGTATTGCTGTCACCATCACCAAAATAGAAGTTCGATCCTTCGGTATTTTTGGCCAACAAATAAAGGTTGGCATTGCGATTCGCGCTGGAAAAATAACCGTTGAAATTATCAGCCGTGGTGCCAGCAGTTCCAAGGTTAGCCGCATGAAGAATGCCGCTAGGACTCGCCGTACCAATACCCACCCGATCATTCGTCGTGTCCACCTTCAGGACGTTCGTATCCACCGTCAGATCGCCGGTGATGGTGGCGGAGGCGAGGGTGGCGGTGCCGCCGGCTCCCAGGATTTGGTTCACGGTCACCTTCTTCGTGGTGCCGCTCGCCGCCATCGATGTGTCGGTAAGATCGACCATCGGAATGGGGAAGGTTGCTGGGATGATCGGATTAGCTCCAATCGCCGTCAGGGCTGTGATTTTCGTATCTGGCATATCAGTAGACTGTTAGTATGAACTTGTTTGAATCTTCGGTCAGTAGCAGGTCTGTGCCGTCTTCGAGGGCGATCTTGTCATAAGTTCCGAACGTAATGACAATCTTGTCCCCATCCTCCAGAAGGACGAAGAAATCATCCTCCTGCAAAAGATCCCGGCGCAAGATAGGCGGATCGATCGGGGTGACATTCCCGCCGGATCCGCTGGACGTTAATCTTGTTCCGAGAGCGAGTGTCACGGCTTAAGAGTTGATCACTCCATTGAACGCAACCACCTGACCACTCGAAATCTGGAAACTGTCGATCGGTCCAGGAAGCGTGATACCAGCGGGGATGGTGGCCGACGACCAACTGCCGCTGATGTTCTTGCCGGTGATCGAAGTGAAGGTAGTCGGAGCAATCGTGGTGACCGCAACGAATGGGCCAGTGGTCAACGTGGTAACAAGGACAAGCTGGAACCCGCCGTTGCCCATCGAATATTCAGTGGCCAGATTTGAATTTGCGCTCATATATCCCAGATCTTGCGAATTTGATTCTTGCTGAAAGTGCTTTCAAAGCGGGAGCCCTGCCGGTCTTCCATCCGGCTGAATCCCTTCTTCACATGGTCCTTGAGTTCGGCCTCGCGGGCAAAACCGGTGACCCCGAAGCGGGCCACCGGCTGTCTGCTCCAACGCTTGCCATCAAGGACAATGGAATCAGTACCCATCGGAGCGATATGCTCGATGGACTTGCCATTGCTCTCGAAGGTGTAGATCGGCATATCAGGATTCCATCTCGCTATCGTACTCGGCGACCATGTCGCGCATACCCTTCTCGTCCATGGGGCCTTCCTTCTCCATACCCTTGTCGCCCTTGGACTCGTACTCAGCGGGCATACCGTTCACACTGCGGATCTCGACATAAGCCTCGCCGTTTTCGAGCTTCTTGAGAACACCGCGAACTTCCTCTAGGACAACTTCATCACCAACTTCGGGCATGGCTTGTTGGCCATCCTCCATGTCGGTGGAAAGAGCCTCGACCGGAATAGAAATCATGGGCGCATTGTTGTCAGCCTCTTCACATCCGCAAGCGGAATGAGAAGGGGTACCACCGATTGCTCGATGATACCCCTTGGGGCTGACGGCAATCACCATGATGGTGGCCGTCTTGGGTCGCATATTACAGCGTGGTCGAGGTCTTAGTACGATGCACCAAGTACCACACCGGGTTGTTGGTGTTCGTAACCGCGGTGTTACCAGCGGCCAAACGCAGAGCGGCGAAGTACAGCTTCACACCAACGGTGACGAGCTGGTTCAACGGATCGCTCTTGTCGGGGGTATCAGTGATCACGATCTTCGGAGACAACGGATCATCACCGGTCAGGGCAGGGATACCGAACGCCTCGTTACCCAAGAAGAACGAAGCGATGATGTCCTTGCCAGTGCCGAGACCGCCACCCGCAGGGGTAGCCTGATAGACGAACTCATCGGCAGCGGTACCGGAGCCGGTGCTGACAAACGAGTTGGTCTGATTGACCACGCGGCAACCGTAGATGGAGCCGACCTCGCCCTTGTAGAACGGGGTACCCTTGTTGCCGTAGTTAGAGGCGTTCAACCAGTCGCTGTCGCGCATCAGGTCGCGAGACACGCGTGGGTCGGTCGCCAGGACGTAGCCGCCGTTGATCAGCGGGGCGCGGTTGCGCTTCAGCCGGGTCATGGAATCGAGGACGGCGGACGCCGTCATCGTGGCATTTGCGGCAGCAGTCGCGCTGTTCAGATCAGAGAAGCTCTGATTAGTGAGCGTGGCGGGGTTACCGTACACCTTGATACCCGTAGGGTTCGCGTTCGCATTGACGTTCACCGCGTCATCGTTGGAAATCGAGGATTCGATACCAGTACCGATCGAGGATCCGCTGGCCAAAAGGTTGGAACCGATCAGGGTGTTACGAATCACCGAGTCAACCCAGAGGGCCATGTCCAGACCGCTGGTCTTGGTGGCCTGCTGGAGGGAGTTGAACAGGTCCGTAGCGCGGAGGATGTCGGTCAAACCGATCACCTGACCGTACTGCGAAAGCGTCTTTTCAAGACGGTTCAGAGACAGGGCGCGGTAGTTGGCCGTGCTGATAGGCGCACCTTCACCCGCAACAGTCAGGTTTTGAACACTGCCGATGCTCGGGGCTCCGAAACGGAACATCGAGATCGCCTTGTTACCATTGTTCTTGGGGATCGGGGCCTTCATGCCGAACTGATCAAGAATCGTCTCCTGCTGGACGATCGAGAGCAGCTCCTTGCTGAAGTAGTTCTGGAACTGGAGTTGAATGCCGGTTGAACCGGAAGTAGTGATAGGCATATTTTAGTTGAGGTTGTGCTACTAGGCTGCTTCCCGGTCGAACTCTCGTGCGGCTCGCATGAGCGCATCCCT